CAGAATCGTCTGTGACGGTGAATGGGGCATCGCAGAGGGCCTTGTATTCGACAATGTGCATTACAAGGAATTCGACAAGGACGAGCTGCTTAAAACAGGTAAATATGAGCTCTGTGTGGGCCTTGACTTCGGTTTTACAAATGACCCTACTGCTCTCATTGCCTATCTCATTGATGAGGATGCCAAGGAGATTTATATCTTCGATGAGCATTACCAGCAAGGCCTAAGCACTCGTGAGATTGCCCAGATGATTCGCAGCAAAGGTTACCAGAACGCAGTCATCGTGGCAGATAACAGCGAGGGACGTCTTATCTCAGAACTTAAGAACGAGCATGGTATAAGGCGGATTCAAAAGACAAGAAAGGGGAAGGACAGCATCAATGCTGACATCTCCGACCTCAAGGACTACAAGATTTACTGCCATCCGGACTGTGAGGAGACCAAGGAGGAGTTTTACTCCTACACCTACCAGCAAGACAAGGAAGGCAACTGGCTAAACAAACCAATCGATAAATTCAACCACTTGATGGATGCCTTTCGTTATGGCCTCCAATGTGTCAAGAATCGAGCAAAAATCAAAACATTCAAAGGGGGCTTATAGATGGCTAACATCAGACTTAGCAAGCGCAAGCTGTTCACGACTTCGCGCAACAATCCAATTACACCGGCACTCGTCGCAGAGGCCATCAACTTGCACAAGACCAATCTGCTTGGTAAGTACAAGGAAAACGAAAATATGTATATGTCAGACCATGGCATCCTTCACCAGGCACCTAAAGAGGCTTTTAAGCCGGACAACAGACTGGTCATCAACTATGCCAAGTATATTGTGGACACATTTGGTGGTTATCACATGGGGATTCCAGTCAAGGTAAGCCATGATGACACCAAGGTCGATGACTTCATTGCTGACTTCCGTAAGCGGAACGATATGGAGGATTCAGAGTATGAGGTGGCCAAGCTAGTGGATATCTTCGGCCATGCGTTTATCTACCTTTACCAGGACGAAGCAGCAGACACTCGGATGACCTATGACACGCCAATAAACATGATTCTGGTCCATGATGACAGCATCCAAGAACGACCTTACTTCGCTATTCGGTACTCTCACGACGAAAAAACTAACTTCTCAAGTGGCGAGGTCATCACAGAGGATGAGATTATTCCGTTGGCTAAGAACCTATCGACAAATGATGTCCGATTCTTGGAGCCTACACCTCATCACTTCGCTGGCTTACCTATTATTGAGGTCATCGAGAATGACGAGCGTCAAGGCTTATTTGATGCTGTCAAGACACTCATCCATGGCTTGAATAAGGCTGTGAGTGAGAAGGCTAATGACGTGGACTACTTTGCTGATGCCTATCTCAAGATTATCGGTGTGGAGTTAGACGAAGAGGTCACTAAGACAATCCGAGATGCTCGTATTCTCAACCTGTTTGGGGAGCAAGGCGTGACGGTTGATGCAGGCTTCCTAGACAAGCCAAACGCCGACACAACGCAAGAGAACCTCATCAAGCTGTTGGTTGATTCTATCTTTACCATCTCGATGGTGGCCAACCTGTCCGATGAAAACTTCGGTCAATCAAGTGGGACCGCCTTGGCATTCAAGCTCCAGCCAATGTCAAACATGGCACTGGCAAAGGACCGCAAGATTCAATCGGCATTCAGTCGGATGTATCAGCAGGTCTTTAGCATTCCGCTCTCTGGCATTCCAGAGGATGCCTGGAAGGAAATCAAGTATCAATTCACTCGCAATATGCCTCGCAACCTCAAGGAAGAGGCAGAGGTTGCTAAGCTACTGGATGGCCAAGTCTCAGATGAGACCAAACTCTCGACGTTGTCTATCGTTGACAACGCCAAGGACGAGCTAGAGAAGGTCAACAAGGAGAAAGAGTCTGGCAGTCAATTAGAGCGCCAGATTGAGGTTAATGCACGACGCACAGATGCTGACCTGTTGGTAGACAACGGGGTGATTGCAGATGGCGGACAATAGTTACTGGAGCAAGCGTCTCAAACAAGAATTGCAGGCCAAGCAAGCGAGCGAGGCAGATGTCGACAAAGCGATGTCTGCTTTATATCGAGTGCATCAGACCAACATCGAAAAAGAGATACAAGCCTTTTATCAGAAGTATGCTGATGACGAAGGCGTCTCTATCACCGAGGCCAAGAAACGAGCCGATAAGGTCGATGTACAGGCTTTTGCTGACAAGGCTAAGCGATATGTCGAAGAGAAGGACTTTAGTCCGAAAGCCAATGCAGAGCTCAAGCTATACAATCTCAAGATGAGGGTCAGTCGAGCAGAGCTATTGCAATACAACATGGACCTGGAGCTATTAGCTCTGGGCGAAGGTGAGCGTCAGTTGACCGAGAAATTCCTCAAAGCAGGCTTTGCCGATGAGGTCAAATCTCAGTCTGGTATTCTAGGCGAGTACATCAAGAATCCTAAGACCGTCGAGCGGTCGATGGAGGCAGTGCTCAATGTGCCATTCGAAGGTGTAACCTGGTCAGAGCGAATCTGGGAGAGACAGCAAGCCCTACGTCAAGTAGTGGCTCGCACAGCTCACGAGACGCTTGTAAGAGGCCGGAATGCCATGGCTATGATACCAGAGCTCCGTCGAGAGTTTGGTGTCAGCAAGTCGGCAGCTAAACGATTAGCAGTCACAGAGGTGGCTCGTGTCCAATCAGAGGCTCAGAAAATCAGCATGATAGAGAATGGATTCGATGAGTACGAGTACATCGCAGAGCCAACAGCTTGCCCTATCTGCGCCAAATTAGATGGTAATATCTACAAGGTGGCGGAAATGGAACCAGGCAAAAATTGCGCTCCGATGCACCCTCATTGCCATTGCAGCACTGCTCCTCACATGAGCCGAGAGAAAAACTGGGACAAAATCGACAGAATACTCAATTCCAATGTTGCATTGTCTGAATTGGAGGAGTATAATGGAGATACAAAGGCGAGTGGAGCTATCTATGGCGCTTGGAATGACAAGAACGACCCAGGCGAAAAGAGACGTGACGCACACGCAGTCAAGTATTATGAAGCAGTTAGAAATCGCGATACCGACAACGAGGTAATGAGAATTGCTGCTAATACTGGGTTTTCCGAAAAGGACGTAAGAGCTGTGTATGAGCACGTATTCGAAAACACCCACGAATTAGAGGGAGGCCAAGGTCGATTCCATCCAGATTATGACATGGCACAGTCTTGGGATAGACTTTTCTCTGGGAAAGGAATCCAGCCGCATGATATAACCCTTTTGAATCACGAGCTAACAGAGAAAGGCTTAATGGATAACGAAGGGCTTGATTATAGGACAGCTCACGCCATCACAGATAGGACCTATAACTATCGTGAGGAGCTAATTAAGTGGAAAATTAAGAGAGGTGATATAGATGCTTAAGTTGGTCAGAATCAAAGACTCTGATGTCCAGAGTTACAGATACTATCCAGAATATTATGATGGTTTCGGCATCATTGAAATTCACGACAACGATGTCGTGATTGCTGAATGGGCTGACTACGACAAAAAGCTCGGTGTCCCTTATTATGCTAACAAAGCAAGGGCAGCAGTCCTAAGGATGTTAGAAGCTGGCAAGCTAGAAGATTCTAAATTCTTCGCTTGGGGTTAATATTACAAGCACTCGAAAGAGTGCTTTTTTTGTGCTCAAAAACCGTCCGAATCATGCTCAAGACGTTAAACTGCGCAAGTAATAACCGTCAAACAAAGACGTTAAAAAAGGAGGTTGTCCGAATGGATAACGAAAATGTAGAGCTAGAACAAGCTCAAGCAACACAAGAGCAACCGCAGAACGATAACGTCGACAATCAGCAAGCGGAAGCTCCGAAATCATTCTCCCAGGAAGAAGTGGACAAGATTGTCACTGACCGGGTGAACCGGGCCCTTAAGAAGGCAGAGAAAGAAGCGAAGGCAAAGGCTGATGAAGCCGAGAAGCTCCGCTCCATGAATGCCGAACAAAAGGCCAAATACGAGGCGGAGAAGAAGGACGCAGAGATTGCTCGTCTGACAGCTCAGATAAACCGCCAAGGTATGGAGAAAGAGGCATCTAAGATGCTGGCAGAGTCCGGCATCACAGCTAATGATTCAATCCTAGCCTATGTGGTACGAGATGACGCAGAACAGACGCAAGCAGCGGTCCAAGAATTCTCCGCCTTAGTCGATGCTGCATCCGAAGCAAAGGCTCGTACCATGCTAGCAGGTAAGACGCCTAAACGCGAAGAACACGCCAAGGACATCAGCATGGCAGACCTGGCAAATATGACGCCAGACCAAATCAATCAAAACTGGGATGCAATCAAATCATCCCTCTCAAATTAAGGAGGAAATCTAAATGGCAATTACTACTGGATATAAGAACTTTATCCCTACATTATGGAGCGCTCGTCTCTTGTCTCACTTAGACAACGCACTTGTTGCATTGCAACTCGTAAACCGCGACTACGAAGGCGAAATCACTGCTTTTGGTGATACGGTTAAGATTAACCAAATCGGCAACGTAACAATCAAGGACTACACTGGCAACGACATTGATGCTCCAGAAGAATTGGACAGCACTCAATTAGCATTGGTAATCGACCAAGCGAAATACTTCAATTTCTCTGTCAAGGACATTGCGAAGGCTCAAGCGAATGTAAACTTGATGGATGCTGCGATGGCTCGTGCTGGTTATGGTATGGCATCAGTTGTCGACACTGACATCTTCTCAGAAATCGCAGCTCAAGCAGCGAACCGAGTAGGTACTACTGCTAAAGCAACTGAGGTGGATGTAGCCAATGCTTACGACTTAATCGTAGACTTAGGCGTGACCTTGGATGAGAAGAACGTACCGCGCGAAGGTCGCAAGCTCGTATTGCCTGCATGGTACTTAGGCTTGTTATCTAAAGACCCACGCTTTACACGCAACCTTGAAATCTTAGCTAATGGTGTAGTTGAAGGAGCTATCGTTGGTGGCTTCCAGCTCTTGATGTCTAACAACCTCAAGAAAGAAACTGGCGGCGTTGTTCACGTTGTTGGTGGTACTACACAAGGTATGACATTTGCTAACCAAGTCGTAGAGACCGAAGCATACCGTCCAGAGAAGAACTTCTCAGACGCTGTCAAAGGTCTTAACGTTTGGGGTCGTAAGGCAGTACAACCTAACTGCTTGGTAGACTTCATCATCAAGCCTAAAGCCTAGGCGGTGACTGACAATGCCTTACATCGACAAGACTAAGACGTTGTTGGGCATTCTCGATGACCAACAGGACCAAGTCATCTCTACAATCCAGGAGCTGACAGTGGCTCAATTCCAGACGCTCACAGGAGCCAATCTGGTGCCATCTGACCTTTCCTGGATAATCGTTGAGGTAATGGTCAAACGATACAATCGGCTCGGCTCCGAGGGGCTATCAAGCCAATCTGCGGAGGGGTTATCAATGACCTTCGATAGCTCTGATTTTGAAGCCTACGCATCTATTCTGGCTAAGCGATTCAAGCCTGCCAGAAAGAGTGGGGTGAAATTTATATGAGATTCCGAAGCAGGATAACCTTCGTCAAAAAGACAGCCAAGCGCAAGTATAACCCCGACACAGGCCAACATGAAGGCGGAGAGAGCTCCGAAGTGTCACGCCCTTGTGTTCTATTGGATGCAGGGCTGGAGCTCTCGCAGCGCCTTTTTGGTGGCTATGAAGAGGGGCGTAAGGTGGCTTTGGTACAGCAACCATACACAGCAGACTTTGACCACGTCATGGTCGATGGTATCAAATACCGAGTGAAGTCCATTACTCGCCAAGGCAGGTCTTTTGTGTTGGAGCGTGATAGCATTGCACGTTAAAATCAACGGACTAGAGGACTTAATCAAGAAGTTGGGTGAGATGAAGGCCAAGACGGCCGTCAAGCTCATCGTCAAGCAGAATGGCGCAGCGCTCCAAAGCAAGATGGAACGCAATGCGGTATTCGTTAAGGGCTACTCAACAGGTCAAACGAAGCGAAGTATTCCGGTAGGTGCAGGCTTTCGTGATGATGGGATGACAGCGTATGCTGGACCAACAACGGACTACGCGCCCTATTTGGAATATGGGACTCGATTCATGAGCGCCCAGCCATTCGTCAAGCCTGCCTGGGAAGTCCAGAAAGAGCAATTCAAATCTGATATGCGGAGGTTAGTAGGGCGATGAAAAAATCAGTAGACCAGCAAGCGTTTGATGCCATCTACAAGGTATCGGATGCGCTTGGCTATTCCACTCATGTGGAGCTACCAGATGCTAAAGAGCCTTATCCCTTCGTCGTATTGGGTGAGGTTCAAATCATCCCACTGGCAACACTGTCGGGGATGCTAGGGAGAGTGGTTGCAACCATCGATGTGTGGGGCACCAGCGACTCTCGACGAGAAGTGGCTAGTATGTGTCAATCACTGCTGGTCAATTCAAACTATCTGGCTATGCAGACAATAGATGCTAGCCTTGATGCAAACGCATCGAATTTCAGAATTCTTAGAGACGATAGCACCGATTCAGTACTCTGGCATGGTGTGCTATCGCTCGAATTTAATTTGAGGAGGAAATAATCAATGGCAGAATTAACACCTATTCATGGTAAATCACGTTTCTTACTTTTCCGTCTATTAAAGGACGCAAAGACTAAGACAGCAGCTAAGTTGGCATTACAAACGGAGCACGAGTGGAGCTACGAGCGTGATGTCGAGCAAACAAAGACCAAAGATGGGTCCATCCCTAGCTCTGGTGCTTTGGAAGTAAAATTGGATATCAAAGCAATCGCTAGCTACGACGAAGTCAACAAGATGTTAGAAAAGGCTGTTACCGAGGACGAAATCTTGGAAGTATGGGAGATTGACATCTCCAAGCCTAACTCTGACAAGACCAAGTATGCTGCTAAGTATGCTCGCGGTAAGTTGAGCTCTTGGACATTGCCTAACAACTTGGATTCTAACGTCGAAGTATCAACTAGCTTCGTTGTTGAAGGACGTCCAGTTGATGGCGAGGCTACCTTGACAGATGAGCAAAAACTCTTGATTAAGGCAGCTTACGACTTCGCAGACACTACTATCGGTAGCTAATACTAGGCCCCTAAATGGGGCCTTTTTTATTTAGATTAGGAGGAAAACGCAATGAATAATAAAGCAACACTACAAATCAACGGTCAAAGTTACTTACTCACTTTCGGTCTCAAATTCCTGGAGCTATTGAATAGCAAATATACCTTGGCTATCGATGGCTTAGCAGTAGGCGCTGGTCTCGTGACAGTATGGACAGAGCTCAAGATGCAAAACCCAGTCGTAATCCGGGACATGATTCTCTTCGCTACTGCAACCAACGTCAACCGACCAAGCGAGGATGAGGTGGAAGCCTATATCTTCGAGCAACTTGAAGATGAGGAGAAGGCAGTCGCTCTATTCAGCCAATTTGGTGATTTTTTAACGCTTGCACCAGGTGCTCGTCGATTCATCAAAGCAGCGGAAGAAGCGACATCACAGACAGCTCAACCAGCTCAAACAGAGAAACCAGCCAAGAAAGCGACCAAGAAAACCGCTTCGAAGTAGCAATCTATAATTGCCTTCGCTATCTCGATGTAAGGAGCCTGGATGAGGCATGGAATATGTCTCTGGCTGAGTACAATCTGCGGATGACTGCCTATCAAGAGCGCAGGAAAGAAGCGGAGAAGGAGGCCATGGCGAGACTGTGGCTCCAAGAACGTGTGCTCAAAGCAACCGATAAGGACGGGACCTATACTATCAAGACCTGGGATGACTTCTATCCGGAAGATAAGCCTAAGCCGAAGGTCAATCCGATGCTTTATAAAGTTGCCGAGAACCTCCGTAAATATCGCGAGAAAGGAGGGACTACATAGATGGAACAATATTCAGTCGAGGCCGTCCTGTCGGCAGTCGACAAAGGATTCACGTCCACGCTTGAAAAAGCCGGGAACGCGGTTAACAAGCTCCAATCTGGCACATCTAAGGTCACCAGCTCTATTGTTGGCTCGTACAAGAAGATGGCTGTCGGCGTTGGTGCTGCGATGCTCGGAACAGGTGGCCTGGTAGCTACGTCTGTGGCTACTGCCGGCGAAATGAGAGCCACTGAGGCTCAATTTGAGCAGGTGTTTAAGGGTGTTGAATCCAAAGCGACAGCGGCCTTGCAAGGCATCGCCAAGGAGACTAGCATCCTCCCTAGCCGGATGAAGCCGGCATTCAACCAAATCGCCGCCTTTGCTAAGGTGGCTGGTCGTGAAGCGCCAGAGGCTCTATCGTTCACCGAGCGAGCCATGAGAGCAGCGGCCGACACATCTGCTTACTGGGATAAGTCCTTGGAGCAGGTGACCGATGACCTCAAATCGTACTTGAAAGGTAACTTCAACGTTGCTGACAACTTGGGGATTCTATCTACCGAGACAACTCGTAACGCCAAGGCGATGGAGCTGTTTGGTCAGAAGTATAAGGACCTCAAGGGCGTACAGCAACAAGAGGTCTTGCTCAAGATGTACGAGGAAGCCAACAAACTATCTGGTGCGTTGGGTCAAGCCTCGCGCGAAGCTGATGGCTTTGAGAACGTCATGGGTAACTTCAAAGGTAAATTCAAGGAAATTCGGAACGCTATCGCAGCACCCTTGCTAGATGGCTTCCTGGGTGGCATTAAGAAGGCAACTCAAATCATGGGGGCCTTGGCTCCTAAGATGGAGATATTCTATTCCGCACTAGCCAAGACCAATGTCGGTCAAGGCCTTATCAATGCATTCAAGCAGATAGGCAATGGCGCAGACAAGCTCTTATCCATCATAGAGGGCCTAAACGAGAACAGCTTTGCCGGACTCGATAAGATGGCTGCTAGCCTAGGTGCGGTGCTGGCAATCTTCCCACTCCTCAACGTGGCCAACGTGGGCTTGTCTAAGCTACCTCTTGCCTTTGAGCTTGGTAGCAAAGCAGCAGGCAAATTCAAGTCGGTTACGTTTGGAGCCTTTGATGGGCTCAAAAAGGGCGCAGGAGCGGTCGGTGGACTAGCCTCTAAGATTCCTGGAGTAAGCTCTGCTATCTCCTCTCTGGGTGGCAAATTCACCTCAATCTTCACGCCTGCAACAGCAGCCATCGAAGGCATCGCAAATCGGTTCCCGTTAATTGCGAAGAGTGCTGGATGGGCTGAAAAAGGCATTGTTGGGTTCGGTAAGAACTCTCTCAGCATGGCCACTCAAACGTCTGGAGCTATTGCTAAGCTAGCCAAGATAGGCCTGCAACTAGTCGGACCTGTGGCTGTGTTCGGCGCATTGATTGCAGCGCTAGGGCTAGCAAATAATGCCTTTGGAGCTCAAATTGGCCAGATGATTAACACAGCGGTTACTCAAGGACCGCAAATCATCACCAACTTGGCTAATGGCATCATCAGCCAGATTCCAGGGCTTATCCAGTCCGGTGTCCAGGTCATTCAAGGCTTGGGTAATGCTATTGCAGTCAACCTGCCTGTACTGGTCCAAAAGGGTGTAGAAATCATCGTGACCTTGGCTCAAGGTGTGAGCGCAGCTATGCCACAGCTCATCGCTACCTCTATCCAGGTCATCACGACGGTGGTCAACAGCATCATCAGTGCTATTCCTCAACTTGCCTTGGCAGGTATGCAGGTCATCCTGTCCTTCGTGGATGGATTGATGGCCAATATGGGAAATATCATCACAGGTGCTAATCTCATCATCACCAACCTGGCAAATGCTCTTAATACCTACCTGCCTCAAATCATTGATACAGGGGTCCAAATCATCGTCAACCTTATCACAGGGATGGCGAACAATATGCCTCAAATCCTAACGACGATGCTTCAAGTCGTGCAAACAATCATCACTGCTCTGACTAATAATCTGCCTAAGATTATCGATGGCGGTATCAAGATTGTTAAAGCATTGATTACAGGTATCGTGCAAAATGCGTCTCAGATTCTGAGTGCAATCGGGCAACTTGTCGGCATGATTTTCAAGGCCATCGTCGATAATGGCCCACAAATCCTAAAGGGTGGCTGGGAAATTATCAAATTTCTTGGGAAAGGTCTTAAAGAGACCGCAGGAGAATTACTTAAGATTGCTGGAGAGCTCGTGATGAGCGTAGTCAATGCTATCAAGGATGGCGTGGCTAAGTTTGGGGCTAGCGTATGGGATGGCTTCAAGAAGGGTCTTGCTAAACTCAATCCGTTTGCCAAGAAGGAAGCGGACGAGATGGTTGAGACCGTAGCCGAAGCCGGTGAGAAAATGGGTGAAGCCACTGACTCGCTTGCCGAGGACATGGGTTCTGATATGGCAGAGGCAAAGGAAGCTGTAACAGAACAAGCTGACGAGACAGCGGCTAATGTAACGCAGTCATTCAGTCAGATGAACACTGACGCTACCGGACAATTCGACTTGATGAGCCAGAACGTGAGTGGTTCTGCTAGCACGATGAACACTAAAGTGACTGATTTCCTTGGTCAGATGCTTGGTAATGTGTCATCACTGACTCAACAAACGACCGAAGTAGCACAAGCTAACACTCAGCCTGTTGGGACCTTTGGTGACTTCTATAACAGCCTCAACGATGATGCCAAGCGGTATCTTGGGGAGTACAATGCAGTCGTTGACTTACTCACCGCAGAGACAGCAAATCAAGCCTTTGCTAACACAAGCGAGGTCAAATCGATGTCCGAGTGGTGGGACTCACTGCCAGAATGGACTCGTAATTCTCTTGAGAAGTATGGTGTGACCGTCGATAGCTTGACTCAACAAGCTGTCGATAAAGGGAAAGCCAACACAGAGGGCGCTATGAGCTTTGCTGACTACTATGCAAGTCTCACGCCACAGGCTCAAGCCTACTTAGGCGAATACAACGCTGTTGTGGACCTCATGACAGCCGAGACAGGAGATACCGCCTTCAACAACACGTCAACGGTGTTGAGTGCTGCTGATTGGTATGCTAAGTTGCCAGAATGGACTCGAAACTCACTGGCTCAGTACCAGTCAGAGGTTGACACTGCAACAGCTAACACAGCTAATACCGCGGTGGCCAACACTGCTCAAGTCGAGCAAGCAAGTTTCAGCTATCAAAACTTTGCTCAAGGCGCAATCAACGCCATTTCCGGCTTAGTTGGCGGTGTGTCTACTAACACTGCGACCGCTGCCTCGACGGTAACTAGCAACTCGCAAGAGGTCTCCAACGCTCAGACCTACTACGAGACCTTACGACAAGCCTCGACCTCTGCTCTGCAAGTCATGGCAGGTCAAATCACATTCATTTACACGAAGCTGACCGGCGATGTTGTCCATCAATCAAACAAGATGGCCACAGATACCGGCACAAGCTACGAAGGGATGAAAACAAACGTCATCAGCAAGTTGCAATCGATGCTCCAAGTGACTCAATCCAAGCTCGTGTCTATCATGTCTGCCTGGACCAGTGCCATGTCTAAGACTAACTCTGTTGTTTCCAGTGCCATGTCGAGCGTGGAAAGTCGTGTGTCTAACGCTATGTCGAGCGTCCTAAGCTCGATGAACAGTGCTGCTGGCGGTGCTTATAGCGCAGGCTATAACACTGGCCTAGGCTTTTACAACGGTCTGTCTGGAATGGCCTATTCCATTTACAGCCTAGCAGCATCTATCGCTAGCAACGTAGCGGCAACCATGAGAAGCGCCTTGAGCATCCATTCTCCATCTCGTGTCATGGAGAAAATCGGGGGCTATACCGGTGAGGGGTTCGTCATCGGTTTAGCAAGCAACCTCTCTGATGTCGTAGAGACATCCAAGTCATTAGCTATGGCAAGTATGCCAGTAGCAATGGCAGGCGGCGGCTACATTGGAAGTCAAACAGTATCGGCTCACAGCTCAATCACTGGCGGTGGTTTAGTAGCCAAGGCTACACA